ATGGAATGTGAGTACGAGCAATGAACCCGGGGCACCCACGTGCGACGCCCCTAATGCGAGAACTTCTGAAATAATCCGCAATAAAAGTTGTGATTACCCCTTACTACCCATATCATGGAGTTATGAAAGAAAAATACACAGACACTTTTCAGGGCTTACTTGACATGGAGTACTACTCCATCGGCGTAACTGGCGCTGAGGCGCTATGCAATATGCTTGGCGACTTCAACGATGGTAGCCTCACCGAGTTTCTTGCCGAGCAGGAAGTCACTGAAGCCGAGTTCCTGATGACCGTGAACCGTCTCGCTGTGAAGTGGGCTAGCGAGAACGTACTGAACGTGATGGTGAAAGGGTGACGCTCATCTGCACTAACTGCGGTGTGGGGGCCCCGGCTACTCAGCAACAAGGCAACTTTATTGACTACGGCTGGTCGCTAAACAACTGCTCTCTAGGTCACTACGGTGGCTTCTCTGACAACTTCCCATGTGATGAGAGAAATCTGTCTACTGACAAACAGTACGCACACTTATGCCATGACTGCTGCGTGAAGATGCTTGAAGCACTTCCGGGGCTGGCTAAGTACCTGTTTCCCAACGGCGGTGGTCACCCGAACGTAAATGGCTTTCCAAACAGCGGTAGGAACACAAGTGTTGACGGCACTGGCATAGACATTCCCTCGTGCTGTGAGTACGCATGGACTTGGAGTGGAGAGTGCGAGGGTTGCAATGACCCAATCACTTACTTCGGAGCCCCGAATGGCGGATGGCGCAAACGAGAGTGCCTTAGATGCAAGGTGAAACAAATTCCAGAATGAGGTTGTTATTACCCGTTACTACCCGTAAGATAGAAGTATGAAGTTGTGAAACTGGCGGACACGCGAAGACACAACCTCTACCTACAACAAGAGAGTAAACAATGGAATATTTAGGCTTTCTTGCAACAGTATGTTTTTTATTCGTACTGGTTGCTTACACAATCAAGCACTATTAGACTCGGGGCTACATGGCTCAGTACAAATGCGACTTTTGCGACCACGAAGTAGACCCTAGGTCAGCAAGCGTTTATCACTTAATTACAGGGTGGGCTAAAGGCGCAACACAGAATGTGAAGTATGTGGACACAAACCACCACAAGTACGCACATGAGTTCTGCATGCCCCGCAATGCCGGTGACGACCAACCATCTTTGTTCTGATAAATCTCAACGAGAGGTTGTTGTTTTGACTTCTTATCGGTATTATGGACTTATGAACAACATTACTATGACAGGAACAAACCTCATGGTTGATGGAAAGGTTGTTGCATCTATCAGCAACTTCCCATCTCTCCGTGATGCTTTGTTTGACAAATTGACTCGTACCGAAGCCGTGTATCTAGCAGTAGCCCTAATGGGTGAGGCTCGCACAGTTGCCGTAGCAGAACTGCTTGACATGGACAAGGCTAACGCAACCAAGCGTCTGCTGTCTTTGGAAGAAGAAGGCAGAGTGGAAGTCATTGACGACTGCAACACACTCGGTAAGCCGGGGCGTCCTTCACGAGTCTGGGCAATCGCCGACTAAATGCTTTCCGCCACCGTTAAAAGATTAGAAACACTTAATTCTTGTGACGCAAGGAAACAAAAACCACTAAAACCGTCGGAATAATCCGATGTTGCTTTTACCCTTTACTACCGATAGACTGGAATTATGAAAGATGAACTAACAGGAAACCCCTATGTCTGCGAACACGCCAGATATGTCCGCCTCTACGACCTCACCGGGGCTCAAGCCGCAGGCGTACTGCTGTGCGAAGACGAGTCTGAGCGTGACCAAGCCTGCTTCCGCTTCATTGACATCAACGCCCGTGCTCGGTAGCCCAGCATTTGTGTTTGCGACAATGTAGGGATAATGTTTAGACTATGAAGTACAGACACGACAGACCAATGAAAAACATGAGCAACAGCGAGTTTATTACTTTTGTGCTTGAACTACCAGACGAGAAGGTGGATGCTGGGCTCATGGACGAGTGTTTTCATCGCTTGGTTGAGTTGGAGGGTCAGCGTTTTGATTTTCATCAGGCATTACATTTTGTTATAGATTGCGTAGAGGATAAGTCCCGACTGGACGGACTTGACCTAGTTGAGTTGTGTGTCATTGCAGGGTCAGACGGAAAGCCTCGTGATAACAGCGAAAGTAACCCAGACCTTGAACTTGAAGAATGTGAGCCGTTCCTTCGTTCTTGTGGGGCTTACGAAGATGACGAAGATTAGGTTGTTTTTTTGACCTCTTATGGATAGATTGGTGTTATGAGTAATCCTCCACTTCCATCCCGTCTGTCTTGCCTGCGCTTTGCGTTGGCTTCCGTCCTTGTGCGCTACGCCTTCCGTGTGTGCCCTCTCATCTTCGCTCCTCGCTTCATTGAGGAGACGGATGAAATAAGTCAGTACAAAGGCGAACTGTGGGCTGACAACGACTACATCAGTAACGACGACTGGAGTTTCCACAACTGAGAGTTTTCTCAAACGAAAGCCATCTGCCTTCGGGTGGGTGGCTTTTTTAGTTTTCCTCGGGGCTGAGAAGACGCATCTGTTTTTTCACTTCTGTGTAACAGGAGTTGAACGCATCTCCGAGTGACTCAAACTTCTTTGATACAGCCCACACATCGTCTTCACCGCGAGTCCACGCCAGAACGTCCCAGAGCCCCGAGACGCGTCGCATCTCAAAGTCCATGTCATGCAAGTCAAAGAACTTCGTGTATTGAGGAATATCGTTCCCTGCGTATGAGTTGTCTTCTTCGGGGCTACTCCCCCACGTGCTTGGCATAAACGCAGAATACCACAAACTTTATTTTTGCTGCAAGGTTGTTTTTACCTTTTATTACCGCTATGATGAAGTTATGAATGGGGGGAGGTGAAAATGATTACAACCACGACTTGCTGGTTTTGCGGTGTGCTATGCCCAATCCAAGGCTTTGTGGAACTGCCCAACGGCGGTACCGAGCCTGCAGGGACTTGCCCTGACTGCGAAGCAGAACAATAACCACACAGCCCCCGAAGCCCTCCGACAGGACAGGCTAGGGGGCTTTTCGCTGTCCCCTTTTATGCGCCTTCGTTGTTCTGCCCGCAGCCCCGGAGCCAGCACCAGAACGTTCTGTAACCAGATGCGAGAGTCGGGGCTCGCCGGCCGCCGGGCCGTAATTTAGAAAGTAGCGTCACGCAATTTTCTAGTTGCTTCACGAAACCTAGTCAGTTTCATTATCTAACCCAGTCAGTTTCGTAACGCTAGTAGGTTGCGTAATGCTTGTTAGGCATGCCTAATGTTTCACGTGAAACATTCTGAAAAAAAGTTTGGGGTGAGGTTGTTTCTACCCTTTACTATCTATATATTGGAGTTATGGATAAGCAACAAGTAGCGGAAATCGCAAGACTGGCAGAAGAACTAAGAGGAGCCCTCAAGGCCCTGACTGGTCCGAGTGGAAAGATGACATCATGGTGGTTCGGAAAACCAGAGGACTGGCCCGAGGGTCTGCCGTGGACCGACGAGCAAATCGCAGCAGCAAGTAACGCTCTCGGGTCGCTGACCCTAGACGAAGAATACGGGGACTGAGGTTGTTATTACCTCTTACTACCGATAGGTTGGAGTTATGAAGAAAATAGCCAAAGACATCAAGAAACTTGCCGAGGCTCTGGGCATCACGACAGACGAACTGTTGAAGGAGATGGAAGTCGGTTCGCCGACGAAACCCTTCACGGTCTCAATCTCGTTCGGTCGCCTGAGCCAGATGGAGAGTTTCGCCGAGGAATACCTAGCCAAGACGGGGCTTGCCCTGTACCACGCCGACGCACTTGACTACGAGTACAAGGGTCGTGCGCCAGGAAATACATTCGTGGTTCGTAACCCGAACGACACGCACAAGCCTGAGGACATGAGAGTTTTCTGACTCTCAGTCTTCTGGTGGGGCCCCGAGAATTGCTTTCCGCCACCGTTAAAGGATTAGAAACCCTGACACACCCCCTGGGGTGCGGGATTTTTTTTGATTTTTTCGTCGGTTCAGAACGGTATGTGGATAAACCTGTGGATAACTTTTTTGGTTGCAGGTTGGAACTACCCCTTACTACCGATAGAGTGAAGGTATGAATGAATACACAGTCCCCGAGATGCCCGACCATTGCCATTGCAGTAGCAACGGCGAGTGCAATTACTGTCTCAAACTGATAGAGGAATGATGGAGAGAATTAGTCCCGCTCAGCGTAGAGCGCAACGACAAGCCGAGTACAAGCGTCTCTCACGAAACAGTAAGCGCAGACGGGCGTACTACCTCAAATTCGTAGCCGACAGACCAGCCCGCTGTAACGCATGCGGGGCCACGAAGACCGCAAAAGAGATGGTTGATTACGCACGACGAGAAGTAAGCGTCAAGAACAAGTGTCGTCCGTGCTTTGATAAAGAACTAGAAGAGGAATACGGGTACGAAGACGAGTACGAAGACGACCGAATTTGGTGGAAGACAGGATGATGTGTTATTGTGACACCATGAGACGACCAGCCGAAACTGAAGAAGAAATAGCAATCTCAAAAAAGAAGTTACTAGAGGCTTGGGAAAAGGTGAAGATGAATTCCCCGTTCTTTACTCCAGAAGTTCCCGACGAGAAGCCCCGAGAAGACTAAGTTTTACATAGACCTCACACACCCCCATTCATTGAGGCGCAAGTGCCCCCACCCTGTTTTTGTTCAAACTTTTAGGTGGGGGCATTTGACGTATTATGGGTACATGACAAATGAACCAGACGACGGGGCTCCGAAAGAGCCGGAAGAGCCGAAGGAAGAACCGCAACCACGCCCTCGCTTTCTTCAGAGAAAACGACGCACGGGTTGTCGTACCTGCTTCTAACCTGTAACCTGCAAGGCATGGTAGGAAAAGACGCAAAAAACTTTGACCCGACTGATGTCATGATGAGAACCAAGAGACCCCCGACACCCGCTCAGGTGCAAGAGCATCTTGAAGCGATGGGCGAGACGACCCTTCTGATGGACGGCTTTGGGGACGCACTCATTGGTTTCTCACAACGCATAAACGAACCGTTCCTTGCTGTGTACTCATGGGAGAAGATGATGGAAGTCTGTATGGTTCGTGACGGTATGGACGAAGAAGAAGCAGAAGAGTACATCAGTTACAACTGCACCGGGGCTTGGGTGGGCGAGCAAACTCCAATTATTGTTATGCCCGTGTTGTACTGATGAGCAAAGAAGTGTCTCCCGAAGGCAATGTCAATGTCACCATCGCCAATGTCCTCAAATGGTTTGAGGAGTCAGAGAGTTGTTTGTTTCACAACCATGCTGAGCGAATCCCGATAACGAAGACACAGAGCCCCGACTTGGTTCAGTCAATAATAGACAGTCACTTCTGCTAGTTCCGCCGACTAGATAAATCTTTCTCACCATGTTGGTATTAGTGTTTACTACCTGTAAAGTGTAACTATGGAAGTACAAGAAACACGTAAACCAAAAGCATGGCGTAACGGCAGATACATTTACTGCATGACTCATAGTCAGACACAGTGCTACGACATTGAACTCCTCTATGGAGACGACCCTGCGATAGACGGTGGACGTAAGTGCGATTGGTGCAAGGGGAGACTCAAGTGAAGGACTGGACATGGGAAGATATGCAGGCGTATGACGACTTCATGGAGTCATGGGCTAACGCTTACCTGTGCGAAACAGCGAACGAAGACGGGGCCGCCGAATGCGCATAAGTATGCGTTCATTAAGTATTGGATTCATTTCTTTAGTCGCATTGACGGGAGTTGTGAAACTGTCGCATCTTTCCACTGAGTTTTTTCTACCTACGCATTGGGCTTACAATGACGCATACAACCCTAATGCTGAACCGGTGTATGGTGATGAGTGTGGATACTCTTACGCAGAAGGAGAACAGTGCGATTCCGTGTTGCTCAACAACACCGACTACGAGCAGTATATTCCATACCATACATACATCGGCAGTGATGAATATGTTTACTGGGACGAGGAAACGCCTCTCGGGCCATTGGTAACGTTCCTTGTGATATATGGAGTCGGCACTTACTTCGCAGTAAAGAAACTATACGACGAAGATGGGGTTAGCGAATGACGTTTGACGACCACTACGAAGACGGTACCTACGAAGAGTTCGTGGATAGAGTGTACGCCTCTTGGGAGCATCCAGCGAATCAGAAGCGTCTAGGTCAGGTGTTCTTCAACAAACTCCACAAGGAGCGCCCCGCAATAGCGGCTCACATTCAAGGCACCATGTTTGACCCATTCCACCAAGACTACATCCACATCAAGGTGGCTGAAGTGGTGAAGACGTTGTGGTACGAAGAGAACAACAAGGACTGAAGGTTGCAGTCGCCTTCTACTATCCGTATAATGGAAGTAGCCAGCCAACTGGCGGTGGTTAATCGGATTCGGTAAGACCACACAATTAGTTTCGCTAACGGGAAATGGGAAATAAACCTCAGCCTTCGGGTTGGGGTTTTTTCTTGTTTTATCGCACGTTCCCGCTGCAGCCCCGTCGTTGTCCTCTTGCGTCTAGACGGTTACTCCGAATTCCTTTCCGCCACCGTTAGTAGATTAGGGATGATATTTTCTGGCTGCCGTAATCCGGGACTTCGGCTGATAAGAATCTACAAAAAGGCTGTGGATAACTTTCTTTTGTTTGGGGTTGCTTTTACCTTTTATTACAGATAGAGTGAAGATATGAGTAAATACATCAAAAGACGCATAGCCGTTGGCATTATCGTATTGGTGCCAGTAGCCCTGCTATTCAGCAACGTTATTGACAGCAAGTACAACTACTCGTGTCCCACTGCAAGCGTGACAGTAGAGCGAGGCGACACACTCTCAGGCATTACCGAAAGACACTGTAAGGGGCACACACTTCAAGCAAGTTGGGACATAGCCAATGAGCGTGGTACTAGCACGCTTGATACAGGCGACATCATTCAATTGAGCGATAAGTAAGGTGAAGCGCAAACGCTGGGCTATGATGCGGGTGTGAAAAAACTCAGCCTTGATGATGACCACCTAGTCCTTGACTTTCCTTACGACCCCGAGCAGGTTGTAAAGGTTAAACAGATAAAGGGAGCCAAGTGGGACAAGGTCGCACGTGTGTGGCGAGCCCCGATGGTGAGTCTCAGCGAAGCAAGGCAGTTCGCACAGGACAACGACTTTGACATTGACCCCGAAGTCCTGTTATTCACGTTGCCTACTCACAAGAACGAGGCGAAGGGCATTAACTACGACGGCAAATGGCTTACCATGTCTTTTGGTTATGACAGAGTAATGATTCAGTCAGTCAAACAAGTGGCAGGAGTTACTTGGGACAAGAAGACGATGGCATGGCGAGCCCCGGTTACCAGTATTGCCGACGTTGTGAAGTGGGGAGACACCTTCAAGCAACAGGTTCCTGACGAAGTTCGTGAAATGCTCAAAGAAGTAGACACATCGCTGTCGGAACTTAGAGAAGCATCACGGCTGACTGACGCCGAGATTGAAGTGTCGGGACTGACGGGAACGTTATTGCCGTATCAAAGGGCAGGGGTTGCTTACGCAAGTAACGCACGGCGCACTTTCATCGCAGACGAGATGGGCTTGGGGAAAACATTGCAAGCAATTGCGACATTGGAACATGTAGGTAATTCGTACCCAGCGGTCGTCGTTTGCCCCGCAACACTCGTGCTGAACTGGAAAGCGGAATATAACAGGTGGCTTCCACACATCAGGGTTGCAGTCGTAAAAGACCGTAAAGAGTTTCCATCTGATTATGATGTGGTTGTTATTAGTTATTCTAACCTTAATAAGTGGGAAAAGCAACTCTCAAACCACAAGTCTTACGTTTTTGATGAGAGTCATTACTGCAAGACGCCAACAGCACAGCGAACAAAGAGTGCGGTGAAGATTGCACGTTCAGCCCCGAAGAACGGAATTGTTCTGTGTTTGACGGGAACTCCAGTTACCAACCGACCTGCCGAGTACGCAAGCCAACTAAACATTCTTGGAAAGTTAGATAAGTTCGGAGGAGAGTGGGGTTTCTACCGACGCTATTGCGGGGCCTTCAAAGACAAGTGGGGCCAATGGCATCTTGATGGACATAGCAATCTTGATGAACTAAATGACTTGCTTCGCTCAACTTGTTACATAAGGCGCACAAAAGAACAGGTTTTATCTGACTTGCCCCCAGTTATTCACGACCCTGTGCTTGTTGACGGGACTGCGGCCGGCATGAAGGAATACAAAAAAGCCGAAACTGACATCGTTGAGTACCTGATGCAACGAGCAAAAGAAATAGCACTGGAACTCGGACTGAATCCCAACTCCGCAGCGGTCGTAGCAAAAATCAAGGCAGAGTCAAATCAACACTTGGTTCGTCTGTCTGTATTGCGCCGTCTGTCAGCCAAAGCAAAGATGCCCGTCATCAAGGAGTGGGTGGAGTCCCGTGTTGCCGAAGGACGCAAAGTCGTAATCGCCGCTCACCACAGAGATGTAGTAGATGAACTCGCACTTGCGTTCGGAAACCTACGCATACAAGGGGGCATGGACATCAACGAGATAGAAGCGCAGAAGCACAAGTTTATGACATTGCCATGTGAAGAAGCACCAGTCATTGTCCTCTCAATCCAAGCGGCAAAGACGGGGCACAACCTGCAAGTCGCACAAGATGTTTTGTTTGTGGAATTACCGTGGACACCCGCCGATGTAGACCAAACTTATAGTCGCTGTCATAGGCTCGGACAGAAGTCGTCAGTCACGGCGACCTACCTGCTGTGTGATGGAACGATAGATGAAGATATCTACTCTCTCATTGAGCGCAAGCGTGGTGTGGTGAATCAGGCTGTGGACGGAGGTCCCGCTGCTGAAGGTGATTCTCTAGGGGAACTGCTGATGGGTTTATTTAAAAAAGGTGTTTGAGAGGTTGTATCTACCTCTTACTACCGATAGTATGAAGGCATGAACAAGAAGAAGGACATCATCCGTCTAGCACTTAACCAAAAGGGAATAGTGGTTACTGACGGAATACCCGAACACATCATGGAACTACTTCGTTTCAACGGATACAAAATCAAGGTGCGAAAGAAGGTCAAGAAATGGACTTAGCAATAAACATTCATCCCCTGCTGGCAGTAGCGATTGTTGTAGGGTTCATCACTCTCCGAATTACACGAGTGGAACTAAAAAGTGTAATGAAAAAGAAAACAAAATCCCCATTCTGATAGGGCTGTAAAGCCTCCAAGTTTAAAACCCACCTGTTGCCCTCCGACAGGTGGGTTTTTGCTGTCCCACCCCTGATTCGCAAGACAAAACGCTGGGCTCACAAACTTCCCGGCGGAGTTGTTTGTTTCATTATTCCGTAGTATGCTTTCTCATAAATCTAACGAAAGGTTTAGAGATGGCACATGAACTAGAACGAGACATAATGGGTAGAGCCAAGATGGCTTACGCTGACAGGGAAATCCCTTGGCACAGACTCGGACAGCCAATGGCTGGTCTCCAGACCGCTGAAGCAATGCTCACGGCAGCACAGGCAGACTTTGATGTCGCCTTGACTAAGGTAATCGCAGTTGATGATGACCTCAACCCGCTGCGCAATCCCGACGGTAGTCCCGTATTCATCTCAGACAGCCGTGCGACAGTTCGGGTAAATCCAGACGGAACTATTGATGGGCTTTCAACGGTTGGAACCCGTTTTGTAGTTCAACAAAACAAGGACTGTCTTGACCGTGCGCTAGCGATTGTCGGGGCCTCAGCGGGCGACGCAATCGTGGATACCTGTGGCGTACTAAACGATGGTCGTGAGTTTTTCGCATGTCTTGACTTGGGTGCACTCATTATTGACCCAAATGGAATCAACGACAAGATTCAGCGTTACCTGCTTGTTCGTAATGGACACGATGGCAAGACAGCAATCACATACGCAAACACATCAATCCGAGCCGTCTGCAAGAATACGGTCATCGCAGGACTTGGTGCGGCAAGCGCAGTTTTCACAGCACGACACACCCGTAATGCAGAAGCCGCAATTGAGGATGCAACCGAAGTAATCAAACTCTCAACTATTTGGGCAACAGGTTTTGAGAGAACTGCCAAGCAACTTCTTGAAGTACCAGTCCCGGCCGGTTCTTCGGCCCTTGATAAAATCGTAAACGGTGTGTTTCCTCACAAGAAAGACGAAACCGACCGTCAAAAGAAAAACGTTGACGACATTCATCTGCTTGTTCGTGGTTTGTACATCAATGACAAGAATGCTGGTGGCTACGGTTTTAATGGTTGGTCAGCATACAACGCTGTTGGTGAGTACCTTGACCATTATCGGGACGCCAGACCAGAAGAACGAGCAATCGCATCAATGGATAGCAACTCATGGGTTTCACGCAAAAAGGCAGAAACACAGTCAATTATCCTTGCGCTTGCTTGACACACCCGAGTGTCATAATTAGTATGACTACAATGGGGGCTTATGGACGAAGAATCATTTGAATCCGAAGGTGAACCAACCGAGATGATGGCTGAGTTTCTTAGTCAATTCATGAGCGCAGGAACATCAGAGCAGATTTACCGCAAGCACTATTGCGACATTGTTGCACATAAGGTTTACAACGAATTCGGTTACGACGGAATGTGTGAACTGATGCTTTCAATGGACAAGAAAGCCGACTGGATTTCAGACATCATTCTTGAGTCGCCCGACCTTGACAATATCGCTTTCAAGAAGTACGGGACTTTTGACCCGCACATGTCTTCAAAGGCACGACACACGAGGTCGTTCAAGGAACTAAATGAGAAGTTGTGGCGCTTACGCCGTAAGTACGCCAAACTGATTGTTGATGAAATCATGGAGCCCGAGGTGGGAGCATGAGCCTGTTTGGGGGAAGATATCAACTTGCGCCCGGAGATGCGGTCCCGTTTTCTGGTTCGGAAGAAGAAGTGCAAGCAAACCTTTTAACGCACAAGTTTGAGATAGTGGAAGACCCGATGTCCATAGGAGTGAGTCCAAAGCCTGAGTATCAAATGGTTGAGCGATGCTCTGTATGTTTGATGTACACGCCTAGTGAAGCAATCAAGTATCCGTGTGGCAAAGTTGCCAGACTCGGACCTTCGGAGTATTTAATGCTTGATAAACGACCCAAAGGTTGGATTTATCAGAATCGTGTTACTCATAACCTGTTACCTTAATTATACCTATAAGAGGTTGTAGTTACAACTTTTATCTGTATTTGTCTTTTATTGATTCCCAGTTCTCACCAAAAAGAATCTCCGTAGTCTCACGACAAACCGGGCATCTCGGGGCTTTGAGGTCCATCATGTGCGAGGGAGTATTTCCGCATTTGCAACGAAGTATTACTTCGGCACCGTATTGGTCAATCAGCGATTTGCGTGACATCGTATTTTTTCCAACGGATTGGGTCGTCATCAAAGTCTTCCAACTTTACCGAATCGTCCCAGAAAGGAATTTCTCCCAGTAGTCCCGCGGCGATGGCCACTGAAGGAACCATTTGAGGAAGTCGCACTTCAAGGTCTTGAAGCCAGCCAGCACACCATATCTCTTCCGAGTAGTTCTGCATCATCGGAATAAACCATTCACGCACTACGCCGAGAAGCAGTTTGATTGTTTCCGCGTTGTCCCTAAGAAGGAGTTCAACTTCTCCAACTGTTAGGTCCGGGACTCTGAACGTTGGGTCTTCAAATGGTGATGAGTACATAAACCGAATGTATCAGTTTTATTGAGTAATTACCACTCTGTTTGAAGGAGTTGTTGGTACCCCTTCGGTGGAGTGACCTTTAAGTTTTAGCCATCTAACGTGGGCCTCTCTGGTCTTAGCCCCGTAGTGGCCGTCCACCGTGACACGAAGAAACGTTTGCAAGTCTTTAACAATCATGCCTCGCTCGTTGAAATAGAACTGCGCAAGAGGAACTAAGTGTGGTTTGTCGTGGTAGTAAAGGCGAGGCTTAGCCATTCTGTACTTGCCTGTTGACTTTGATTTGTAGCAACCCCAGCCACCGAAGCCAACTGCTTCCTTTTCCCATACGTAAGAGACGGGAACGCCGTGTATCTTTGCCCATTTAGGGTCACGATGACGGATTGTTTTGTAACCCTGAGTAGAGACTCTGTTGGCAACAATGATTTGTTCTTCTTTGGTTGCTTTTGGTGGAGTAGGGGCAAACTCTTCCCCGCCCCAGTTTTCCCAAGTTCCTTGATAGATGCCAAGACCACCAGACCACTTGCCACCATCTTGCCAGTTGCTATTTGTCTCACACACTGCAACTTCTTCCCAGAACTTTGTAGTTGCTTTTGGTTTTTTTGTTTTTGTGAGAGTTGACCTGATTAATACACTGTTTTTTGACGTCACCTCCTCAATCACTACTGGAACGTTTCCGTTTGGAAATTCTTGTAGTGAACTTTGAGCAAATACCACAGTGGGTATCAATACAACAAAGAGGATGGCAAAAGCCAATAGGAAGTGTTTCTTGGTCAATGGGTGCTCCAGTGTTCGGCGGATAGGTCAACAAGCAGATAACAAGCGCTTGCCTATGTCGTCGTCAGTGTTTAACTGAACATAACTATTTTACCAATTTTTGTCACACAGTCAACCATTAGGAAACCCTTGGTACGCAAAGGATTCATATTTTGACCTTGGGAAACCCTTACGGAGCAAGGGTCAGGAGTCACTGCTTTTATCTAAAAAATCCGTAATATATTTTTCAGGGTCAATAATGCTGAATTCTGCAGTGAAATTAACCCCATTTTCACTATTTGAGGGCTTAAATCCGATGGAATCAAGTAAGTGACCAGCAACTTCTTCAAAGTCTTCCAACATTATTAACTCGTCTTCGGGGCTCATTGCTTCAAAGTCAACTTCTGACATCTCTAGAAGCATTTTTGACATGTGCTTTACAACGTCAAGGCGAACTTCAAATTCATTTTTCTTACTCATGGTTGCGAGTGTACACATAAGAAGATAGTCTTACAACCAGTTGGACAACCCCCCGAACATTGGAGAAATCAACATGGCAATTACACCAACAACAATTGTGGGAAACCTCACATCAGACCCAGAACTGAAGTTCACTACAAATCAGAAGGCTCAATTGAAGTTTTCTGTTGCTGTGAATGACAACTACGTAGACGCTTCCGGCGAGAAGGTGGAAAAGACTTCGTTCTTTAACATCGTCGCTTGGGGATACCTTGCAGAGAACTCAGTGAACGTACTTGAAAAGGGCGTAGGCGTAGTAATCGTCGGCACTCTTGACCAGCGTTCATGGGACGACAAGGAAAGTGGACAGAAGCGTTCAACGATTGAAATCAAAGCGATGGAAATCGGCATCCGCACAGGCTCTCTTGAGTCAATTGAGCGTCGTCGTGCTTCGTCAAACGATTCATCGGCAAAGCCAACACCTAAGCGAACCAAAGAAACAGTCCCATCAGACGAACCTTTTTAATCATTTAAGTGCGCCCGTGAGCGCATAAAGATTTATCAATGCCCCATCCGTTTATTCGGGTGGGGTTTTGTTATTGTATGACTCATGACGACAGAACACCGCCGTGCGCCCCGTAGAGACGTCGTTGAAATAAGACGAGTTGGAGGTTGGGGTGCAGTTACTTATCACCATGTTCTTTCATGTGGTCACATAGAACAACGACCGAGAGCAACGACAGCAACAAAACTTGCTTGCGTGTGGTGTTTACGTGCAGAAAAAGTAGAGAGCACTATGGCTTCTTTAGCAATCGCACAACCTCGCGCTACTTTTATTGATGATGATGAACTTGCATCAATAGAAACAGAAACACAAATGATGAAAGCATCGTTGTCTGCACATTTTGGAATACCAATTGATGCTGTTGATGTTGTAATGACGGATGACGCAGGTAACCTTCGGATGCGTTACGCAACAATTTTTCTTACTGAAAGAGATGTGCGTAGAATAACGGGGCAACAGCATGGAGGTTGATTTGGAACAGGGTAGTTTTTCACCAGATAATGGTAACTGCAAGGGTTATCCAACAGAGTGGTGGTTCCCTCTACAAAAAACTGGCAAGCGTGAAGAACTAAACGAAATTAGGGTCAACACAGCAAAAGCAAAAGCAGTATGTTCTTCTTGCCCCATTTCAGTACAGTGCTTGGAGTACTCAATTAAGTGGGAACCATGGGGTATTTGGGGCGGATACGAAGAGCAACAGCGTGCAGAGATGCGTTGGTCAAAGAACGTAACACTCGGACGTGAAGGTCGCATAGTATTCCGAGGCGTAGGACTTCGTGATGCTAACGGCGGAGAGTTCTTAGAAAGAGCAGCAGCGAAGTAATGGCTTCACATACAGACGAGTTTCTTGCTCGCCTAAAGGGAGTTAGTGAAACTTCCAATGGTTGGGAAGCACGGTGTCCTTGTCGTAACGATGACGACAACCCGTCCCTTTCAATCTCTGAAGATGCAAACACTGGGAACATTCTGGTTTCTTGTCATCGGGGCTCACCCTGCAGCAGTAAGGAGATTTGTGAATCAATCGGTTTGACACAAGCATCTTTATTTCCTCCACAAAAACGAACTAAAGAAAAACTTGAACTCATCAAGACTTACAACTACACTGATAAAGACGGAGAACTTCTGTTTCAGAAACTTCGTTATGTAGATAGTGCTGGAAAGAAAACATTCCGACAACGCAAGCCAGACGGTCGTGGTGGCTGGGACTACTCCCTCGGTGATACACCAAAGGTTCTTTACAATCTTCCAGCAGTAATGAATGCTGTAAAAGATGGGTTCCCTATTTGGGTTGTTGAGGGCGAAAAAGACGCCGACACTCTCATGGACTTAGGAATTATTGCAACAACAATGCCAGGTGGCGCTGGTAAGTGGTTGCCAATACATACGTCGGCTCTTGCTGGTGCAGAAGTTGAGATTATCGCAGACAACGACGAGCCAGGAATGGCGCATGCAAAGACTGTATGCAGTGAGTTATTGAAGGCTGGTTGTGAAGCACGTGTTTGGCACACACCAAAGCAAAAAGACATAACTGACTTCTTGTCTATTGGTGGAGACATAGATGAACTTCTAATAGTTGACGAAGACACACCGGCACCAAGTGCCCCGGTTGTTGCAACTGCGACAGTTGTTGAAGCAGTGCCTGACCCTGACGTCTTTGTTGAGGCGAAGAGCAAACTGGAACAACTACTTCTTCGTAACGACTTGTCGCCGCATCAGTTACTAATAAAAGCACAAGGCATCGCAATGTCAGCAGGCAGAGACAAGCCGAGAGATTTTGGTAGACTGGTATCGTGGAGTGAGTTTGTTTCCGAGAGCAGTGATGACACTTACGATTGGGTCATTGACGATTTGATTGAGCGCACAGAACGAGTTATTGTTGTTGCTGCCGAAGGCGTTGGTAAGACAATGCTTGCTAGACAGGTTGCGATACTTTCAGGTTGCGGCGTACACCCGTTCACTTATCAGCGGATGCGACAAGTACGCACGTTAACTGTTGACTTGGAGAACCCAGAGCGCATCATCAGACGTACCTCTCGTGAAATCTACAATGCTGCTTTTGCTCGTGGATACACAAAGTCTCCGACAGCAGAACTACTCGTCAAGCCATCAGGTTTTGACTTGATGAAACCTGAAGATAGAGAAGTGTTGGAACGTGCCATTGAGGACACCAAACCCGAGTTGCTTATTATGGGTCCTCTTTACAAGGCTTTCGTAGACCCAGGTGGTCGCACGGCAGAAGCAGTAGCGGTAGAGGTTGCTAAGTACCTTGACTACATCAGAGACTCTTATCAGTGTGCTCTTTGGTTGGAACACCATGCTCCTCTAGGTGAAAGCATGACTAATCGTCAGTTGCGTCCATTTGGTTCTGCGGTATGGTCTCGCTGGCCAGAGTTTGGTATTGCCTTAACTCCTGACATTTCGTCTGGCATGGCGTACACTTATGATGTCAAGCATTTCCGAGGTGCTCGTGACGACAGGCCATGGCCTACCAAGATTAAGAGGGGTAGGCTTTTCCCGTTTGAAGTAGTGGAGTACGCTAAGGTAAACAAATGAGTCAAGAACGCAATAATAAAGTGATGACTAAAGAGTTCATCGCAGAGCGAGACTTACGTATCTTCAAGATGAGACAGGCTGGCGTAGCAGTATCTGAGATTGCTAGAAGATTTGACCTGACGTCTGCTTCCGTACACAGGGCTGTACAGCGCCAGTTGGAGAAACTGAACAGAGAAGCACTCATGGCATACCCAGAGGTGCTACGGATGGAACTGGAGCGTCTGGACAACCTCCAAGCGGCAATCTGGCCACTCACCCAGCATCGCAAGGTGAAGATGGATGACGGTACAGAGGTGGCTGTAGAGCCAGACCTCAAAGCAATCCAACAAGTTCTCTCAATCATGGACAGAAGAACAAAACTTCTAGGTATGGAAGCCACCAATATCAACGTTCAGATGGATGTACGGGGCTCGGAGTCAGTGAAGGCCACTCTTGCTGGTGAATCAGGACGTCCTGCGGCTATTGACGCCTTTGACCCAGAGACAGAGGCTCGTAAACTGTTGGAAATCATGGGCATGTCGGGCGTGCTTCCACCGGACATGGTTGCTGGTATCCTCGGGCAAGCACCAATACAGGACGCAGAGATAGTTGATGAGTGAAAAAGACCAAGAGATTAGTAATTTAGTTTCGGCTATTGACCGTGAGGCTCATGGAGATAAATCCATTTCTACCGAGGTTTCGCCAGAAGATGGTCCTGCCGACAAGAATATTCTTGTTCGTTTGACGAACAAAGACAGAGAACGTTGGAAGGAAGCCTCGGAGAAGATTGGGGTTACCATGTCTCAGATGATTAGAGACACGGTGAACGATAAGGTCACTGAAATTATTGACTGTTCTCACCCCATAAACATGCGCAGGTACTACCCATGGTCGGAGTTCTGCCTTAAATGTCAGCGTAGAATGCGCTAATGGAAGAAGTATCAGCGTCAATCGCTGCTCGTAGATACGCAGTCTGTAAAGAATGTCCACACATGAAGAAGTGGAAGAAGACCTGCAAGGTTTGTGGTTGCCCACTACTTATGAAGGTGCGTTTTGTAGGCGAGGCTTGCCCACTAGGTAAGTGGTGAAGACTATCGGAACTCGTTCCTGCTGGGGATAACGTCAGTTTCTCGCTCTGCGCGAAGCATTCTCTGCACTTCGTGTATTTGCAACAAACTGATTGCCTTGCCGACTTCCGATGATTTTCTTACGATTAGTCGCCGCTCTCTGTGCCGGCGTAAGGCGACTCCAAGCAGTAGAAGGAAGGTAACGGCGAGTGCCGCCTTTGCGAATCGCTGGTTTTCCATCTGAAGTTGTCCATTTCTCTCGTGTCCATTTATTGAGCGAACGCTGAGTCTTACGCAGGCCGCCCTTGTAGCCGCCACCTGCTTTACGATACTCCAAAGCAACCAGTTGCGCTTTGCGGGCAGACCACTGACCCGGGTTTCCACCCTTGCTACCAGCCATGATGCGGTTTTTGATTCTTTCACGCAATTCTGGTTTTGTGTATTTAAGCGACTTGGTGTCAAATGACGGAGCATCGGATACAAAGGACTTGGTTGCTAGGTCTACCCACTGAACCGACTTGCCTCTTATCTCACGTCCTGGCATGTCTGGAATTCTTCCATCTTCTGAGAGTGTTATCGCATCGTTCTTACCGATGTCCTGTTCAATAACTGCATCAAGCCAACCCTTCCAGATTTCACGAGCAGGATTGTCGCCGTTTCCACTGCTGTCCACAACAAGAGAAGCGATTGGAGTGTGTTTGCCAACAAGGTGCGTCTCGCCAACACTGTTTTGCTCAATTGCGTTATCACCTATTTTTACTTTGAAGACATGTATGCCAGTAGTTGTTGAGCGTTTTGCATCGTCGCCCCATTCAGTAGAGTCGCCCTCTGCATACCTTCCCCCGTACGAGCCGAGCAGGTCCTGCAGCGCTGACGCCCTGTATGTGCTCGTGTATTGATAGTCGTCTGCAATCAACTGGTCGGCAACCTTGTCAAGCCTAGACAGGGTTCTGTTTTCGTCACCGATACGACTGTCAATATTGGAAACCTGCCAGCCTTCTGGTGTATGTGTTGAGCGTTCTGGGTCACGGCGATTTAGACCGAGCAGTAGTCTTGCCCTCCCTGCCCGCAAGGAGTCTCTAGTGTCAGTTCGTGCGATTGCGTCAAAGTCAATCACGCCATCAGTCTCAATCTGACGCTTCATTTCCTCAAGGATGGATAGGTCTCGTCTTGCGTCATTACGCAATCCGACCATGTATCTTGCTGTTTCGTCATTTATCTGACGAGTGTTGCCAGCAATTCCCTGTCCAACCTGTCCCCGTGAACGAGCAGGGTCCAACTGACCACCTTCTAGTCTGCTTGCTCCGTAGTGAACCACATACACTGACTCTGGGTCATTGGGGTCGGTAAATCTTGCTGTTCTGTCTGCTTGACTCATACTGTCAATCTCTGACGCCCGTGCCCGTAGGGTCTCGGTATTGTTCTCGTCAAGCAGCAACTCTTCAATGAGCATTGTTGTTTCTGGGTAGTCGCCAGTTAGGCGCTTCTTGTTATCTTCAAGACTGTCTCTATCTTTCTTGAGAACATCTATCTTTTTCTGCCTTGCCGATAGAGCATTTCTTGAGTCTTGCACTACTATTTCAGACCAGCCGTTGCTCTCTAACTGCTCCTTGCTGTAAGTCTTTGGGTCATTGCCTTCGGTGATGAACACGTCATGCTTAACTCCTTCCCAGTTGCCCGTGGCTTCAAGTTCACTTATTGCTCTAGTCAGGCGAGCATTGACGGATTCAAGTTCTGCCACCTGTGTGTCAATGTCACTAATGCGCTGGTCTGTCCGTGTAGACAAAGTTTCCCGTGCTGTCGTAGACGAGAAACCAAAGCGACCGCCAGGATAAGGACCTGGCTTTGGTTCCGTAATCGCAGTAGGACCAATGCCTTGTTCTCTACGGAAGTCTTCCATATCATCTTTGTCCATAGCGCCGACAGCGAGCCTGCGTAGACGCTTGGATAGTTTTTGGTAAGCAAGAAGTTTGCCGTCTGGGTTTTCTTTCTGGCTTGGGTCTTCGTTGAACCCGTTGTTGAGTATCTCAATGACGACATTCATTAGGTCAAATGCGTCTTCTTGGGATATCTCCCCACTGCGTAGTTTCTCTATTGTCTTCTGTGCCCACTGGTCGTCCAGGTCTTTGCCACCCTTGCCGATTGGTGGATTGTCACGAAGGAAGTCCATATTGTCTGTCAATGTGCGGATGGCGCTATCTGATACCCGTCGCTCTGGTCTCATGCTGGAAGAAGCAAAACCACCACGAACATTGGTTGGAACCATTCTTCCTGCTAGTGGGTCAAACGTCTTTGAGTGCGACAGTTCTACTACTGTGTACCCGTCTTTCTCGCTCTTGGAGACGACAGTAAATTCTCCCTGAGTAACAGATTCAATAGGTACTTCTATCCAGTCGCTTTCTAGGTCTCTTATTTGTGTCGTGTAATCGCTAGATGCTACATGGGCACCATCTCTGAGTTGGAGGATTACTTTTTTGTCACTCTCGGCATTCATGTCAGCAAACGTTGTAGCAATGCTTCTGTCTGGAGTGAAAGCACTAAGTGGGAATGTTATCGTCTCGCCTTGTTCTGCCATGAGTATCTCTGAATCGTCAGGAACAGAACCCAAGCCTCTGTAGAGGGGTCTATCACTAATAGTCTCACCCATGGATATCTTTTCCATAGTCTTGTGAGTGTTGATTAGAGATTCACGAACCGATTCTTTGACGTGGTCTGGTGCGTTTGACAGTTCACCCGAACGCATTATCTCGTGGACGGTTGATAATGACTCTTCGCCACCCCTGGTTGGTTGCTGTTCTATACCCATCATTGCTGAGGATAAGTGACGCATACGCCAGTTACCCGACCATGTTGTCCACTGGTCGTAGGCGGTATCCCAATCGTATGTAGATAGGTCTTCGTCGGTTATGTCAAAGTCGTAGTCACCAACAGTGAAACGTGAAGTACTAGAGGCTTCACGACTCATCTTTGCAGTTGATGCTCCAGTAGTTCTGCTTGCTAACCCGTCATCTTTGTCAGAGACTCTGTCGGGAATACTGTCCTCTGCTGCATGAAGTCTTCTTACCCGTGAAGAAGAAGAGAAGCCACTGCGAGATGCCCAAGGTTTTTGATATGGAGTATTGGGGTCTCTGTCTGGCTTCAACCCAAAAGCGTAAGCAATAAACGCTTCTATCTCTGGCGTTAGGTACTTGGCTTTCAACTTTGAGTCAGGTGAAGAGAATAGTAATACTGCCTCTGCCCACAGTTCTTGACGAGTTGCTGTTGCATAGGTTCCCGCTATTAGTGGAGGCATGTCATTTACTAGGTACGGAAACTCAAGCGCTATTTGGTCAGCAAACTCTTGTGCGCGTGATGGAGACCACCCGCGTGATGAGTTAACTACGTTATTTAAATAGTCTTGTACTAAGTCGGTGAACCTTTGAGCAGCAGCCAGTTGTTCTGGTAGTGGTCTGTTTCTTAAGTTGTTACCTATGCTTCTGTATGCCGCTTTGGCTATTGAGTCAATATGCATTTCACTCATGGTGTTGAAAGGAATAAAACCCTCCGCGTCAAAAGCATCAAGGAATTCTTTTGTCATTTTTTCAACGTCTGCAATAGGTACACCAGGAAACAGGTAAGAAAGACGAGATTGTCTGTCACCCATCCTTCCTCTAATTCCATACGTCTTGTACAGCAGTTTGTTTCCTAGAACGGTTGAATAAAACCAGTGACCCCATTCATGAATGCCGACATCAGCAAGAGAAATACCGAAGTTGTTCATCCAGTGCTCTACTTCATCCTCTATGGTGCCGTCTGGGTTGGTTATTTTTTTGCCCGTTTTTCTTTTTGCCGCTATCCCTCTATTGAAGCCCATCGGCAAGTCATCTCTGCCTGGTTTTGTTCTAAGCGTAATACCAAGAGTTGCTATTGAAAAACCACCAATAGAGTCACTATCAAGATGGGGAGGCAACTGTATGTCCATTCCTGAATCACGCAGCGCCTGAACCTGGTTTCTTAGGTCGGTAAGTTTTTGTTCATCCATAATCAATACCGGTGGACACCCGAAGCGTCTAATCATCCATGCAAACTCTGGTGATTCTGCCATCATTCGTCTGAGCATGTCTTTGGCTTTTTGTCTACCTGCTGGAGTGAAGTCAATCGGTACATCAAACACAAAAGCAGCGTTTCCGTTTGCATCACGAATTAGGGCACCCGTACTGTCTGTGCATTCTGCTTTGAATAGCAATCGTTCCGCTAGTTCAGCAATTACTGTTGCTTCTGTGGGAAAATTTGCTGGGTCTGCACCGTACGCCGTGTTCATCACGGTTAGCGCTATGGCATCATCCATGTTTGTAGGCACTACAGCCTCTGCTATTTCTTCATCCGTGGCCTCTTTTAGCCAATCAGAACCACTGAGTGGAGTAAATGGGTCGGATTTGTTAATAAGCCTTACGCCAAGACCTCTTGTTACTGTCTTTGAGGCGAATCCAGCACTTCTTCCTTCTGAACTACCCGCTCTATCTACTTCTTTTGCTGATGGCGAGAAACCGATTATGTCAAGAACATCTTTGCGCAGTTCAGGGCTAACCAACTCTTTATCATTAACATCGCTAGAGAGCACTGCTGCTACTGCTTCGGCAAATGCCTCCGATGGCTCCAACTGTCCGTATTGTGTCTTTACGTGTGGGTAACCCGTGAAGTCAACGGACTTATTTTTTTTTGCTGTTTTACCGAATCTTTGAGCGCCAAGGTATCTGGCGTCTACTCGTGTTTCCGGTTTAGCAAACCTACGTAGAAGTTTCCCAATCTTGGGTAGGTATTCATCCAAGTCCCAAGTGTTGTTCCACCAGAAACGTGCCAAGTCTTTCATCTCTTCATCTGGGTGTGCGTCATACGCCAGACGGTTTAGAAAGTGACCCCATTCATGAATGAACATTCCATCACTCGTAGGGTTTACGAGGAATTCCGATGTTCCCTCAATGAATATGTCTTCTTGATACATGCCATTAGGAAACCCATCAACCAATGCTTTCTCTCTGATGGTTGAGTCAATGGTGATAGCAGGGAAGCCCTCTACACCCGCAATGGCGTACGCTGCATCTAGCCTTTCACCTGGCTTTGTTATCATGACAGGAGGCATTCCGAATCTTTGTACTGCTTCGTAGAAGTTGGGGTTGTTTGACAACGCCTCTACCACCATCTCCTTCATACGAGATACCGCTTCAGGTGAGAAGTCCATACCATTAATGCCCTTACGGGTAATCAACTTCAGTGTGTCTGGTTCTGATGCGGTGTAAGGAAGGCCAGTGGCTACGTCAATCAGTAAACCGATATGTGCGTCGGCTAATACGATTGCTTCCTCTTTTGTTTTAGGTACGACAATGTCTGCTATCTCTTGTGGTGTCTTGTCACGCAGAGTATTACCCGTGCCGCTTTTGAGACCACTTGTGCTTGACGAAAATCCACTACGAGATACTTGTCTAATGCCAAGCATTTGCTCAACAATCACTGTTCCTTCGTAGTTGAGAAGTTCACTATCTTTAGGGTTGGGGGAGAAGTATGCTTGCACTGATTCGGCAAAGAACTCAACTGGTGATGTGGTTCCATACACGCTCTTGATGAACGGAACATCCTCATCGGGCAGTTCATGTTTCTTGTTCCAGTTTTCACTGCTTGTAATCTCGCCAAAGTAGGAGAATAATCTTTCTGCCCCTTTGGGTAACGCTGTGAATGCTGTTCTTCTCCACTGTGCATAACCCCACGAGTCTGATGCCATTGCCGCTGCGAGTTCACGCAGTTGTGCGTCTGGTGCGATGTTTGCTACTAGGTAGTTCAAGTAGTGACCCCACTCATGAGTGATGGTGTCCTCTGCGTTGTCTCCTGAGAATGCTCGCTTCACGCCCTTTATCTTGGGCGCTATCATGGATTCATTGAATAGTTTTGCTAGTGCCGGTGTTTTACCTAGCCAGCGTGATACTGCGCCCTCATCTATGGCTGCTTCGTTAATGAAGATAGCGTAATGACCATGTGCTTGACCTTTGTATGGCTTGCCCTTGGGGTGTAGACCTATGGGTGGACAACCAAACCTGTCAAAGGCAGAACGTAATGCAGGTCTATCATCTAATGTTTTAATTAGTGATTGACGTATTTTAGCAACGCCCTCAGGGTCAAAGATAACATCGTTGAGAGCCTCTAGTAGGTACACATCTGTACTACCCATGGGGCCTTGAGCGTTGAGCATGCCAATGAAAACAGCAGGGTTGTCAGGTATTGCCCTCTCTGCCACCTCTTCATTGGTTAGGCCTACTGTCCAAGAACCTGCTGGTGTGTATGACCCGTAGCCACCCGTGGTGCTTGAGAGACCTCGTGCTATGGAGGCAATGTTAGACAACACCGCTGGTCTTTCAAAGGGTGTGCTGTCTTGTACTAGTCCATCACCATCACCATCGTATGCGTTAGGGTCAAAGACTTGTGCGCCTCTTGCGAGTTGACCTAGGTTCATGCCTAGTGCCTTGACTTCTATTCTTTGAGCGTCATCACTCTTTACTCTTGACATGTGACGCCTTAGACGAGACGAGTCGTTTGGTTCTATGTCATAAGAGAAAGGCATTGACTCATTGTAGAACACCTCACTGTGTGGTGTGTGAAGTGTGTGTAACTAATAGTTTGATGCGACTTGGTGATGTGATTGATGTGTGTGCAAAAGCGTGCTTGAGAGGCGCACTTTTGGATATGCCAGAGGGTGATATTCACAATCAGGTATGGCGTCATGGTTGATGGGCTATTTACTTGACACTGTTTGTATGAGGTGTTCATATGGTGGGTCCATAGGCACTTCCATAGGTACCTGTAGTACATGTGTTCGTCGTACAGATGTTCGCTTTGACCTTTATCCACAGGGTGTGGACAACCACAGGGGGTGACATCATGGGCTGTGTATAACTACTATAAGTGGTCGTTTTCTGACCCCGTGGGGCCATTCTCGGGGCTCCTTTCCAGATGGGCCGGGCGCGCGTGGGGGGGCACACCACAAATTTTGAGGTCTAGCCCACTATTGGATAAATCCATACAAAACGTTGTGTTCTCAGTTCTCTCCGGTACGATGGAGATATGTCAATATTCGTTACAGCCGACACTCATTGGGGACACCAACGCATTTGCGAGTTCTCCGCCAAGCACGGCGACAAGTTACGTCCGTGGGATTCCGCCAGCGATATGGACGAAGAGATGATTCAGTTGTGGAACGAGACGGTAGGCCCTGAGGATACGGTTATCCACCTTGGTGATGTTGCCATAGACAAGAAAGGTGTCAAAACGATGCGGTTCTTACATGGTAGGAAATTATTAATAAAGGGCAATCACGATAGACTTCCGTTAAATGTTTACACCCCACATTTTTATGACATCATGGGCACGTTTTCGTACAACAAGTTTGTTTTAACTCACATTCCGGTCTCTGACCACCAGAAATACCGCTATAAAGGCAATATTCACGGACATTTACACGCTGAGTCGCTTCCAGACCCCTGGTATCAGTGCGTGAGCGTTGAACAGACTGGTTACAAACCAATCCTTTTAGATGAGGTGCTTGATAGATATGTATAGTCTTTTGTTCTCCCTACTAATGAATGTCCCTGGGACATGTTCAAACGTGGTCCACATCGGGGACTCTTTAACGCTTCATTCAAAACAGTTTCAGGCTGCTGAATATAAAAAAATCGGTTTGCCTGACGCCATAATTTCTGCTGCCGGAAGTAGGTCGGTGTTTACGAAGATGCCTAACGACCGTCACACGGGCTTAGAAGCGGTCAGGTACTACAAGAAGCGCGTTGACAAGGACGCTTGTTGGGTGATTGCGCTTGGTACGAACGATACTGGCCTTCATAAGCCAGAGGCTTTTGGTAATAACGTTTCGGCAGTCATGAGGGAACTTAAAGGCAAGAATGTTGCTTGGGTTTCGGTGTGGAAAGGCTGGAAGAAGGGCAACAACCGCTCAGCGACCTTATGGAACGTAATGCTTAAAGACAGGGCTAGTAGAAATACCAATATGCACGTTGTTGGTTGGGATAGATTTATCCAAAGTAGGCGGTTTCTATTGAATCCTGATAAGGTCCATTACGGTTCTACGGGTTCTAAATTGCGTGCTGAGTTCATTTCTAAATGGATTAAAAAGAACTGGCTAGAACAGTGACGCCCATAAATACAAATACATCGTTGATGTGTGCGGATAGATTTATCTAATGAGTTTTATAAATGACATAGAACCGATGATAAAGATGTGGATATATGGAACTGCCATGTTTTATCTAGTTATGAAGTACGTTTTTGGAGTTTGAGGATGTGCTCTACAAGTTCATCCATACTTCGCAAGTCACGTTTGTCAACTATGTAGAAGTTGTCTGTTAGTTCCTGTTTCTTGTCGTACAGGTTCTTGTTCTTCCATCTGTCTTTTGATGATGGTCCCACAGCGAGCATTGCGCCAGTTTTCTTACTGCGCAAAATATATGCAAGCGGTTTCTGTTGTTTGTCTTCGTAACTGTTAACTGTGTCAACAATCGTTGTGGGGAACGGGAAGTCTTTGGGGTCCCAACCAAATTCCACGCTGACGTTCTTTACTTCCAAGATATGTGGCAATAAATCAAGCGTAATGTCTTTTTCTGTCAATGTCATCTGCCGGCGCTCTTCACGATTTTTTGCTATTTGCAGTTCGGGGACAGTACACGGTATTCCTTTGTCAATTAAATACTTCGCAACGACTTTGTTATAAGAATGACCTTCGGTGAAGGCCTCAATGTAGTTGTATGCCATTTTTGCCTTTCTTGCATTCTTTATCTGGAGAGGCTAGATTGTAGCCATAAGCCCTTGTGGCGCAGTGGATAGCGCAACGGACTTCTAATCCGCAGGTCGTTGGTTCAAATCCAACCAAGGGCACTCATTGAGCCGAAGATAAGTACTTTTTGCCTATCTTGGAAACTCTTATTGACCGAGGGATGCGTGCATCAAGGTCTACGTACCCTGCATCAACGCATTGACGTATGAATTTATGGATAGTTGACGACGAACTAACGCCGATTTTCTCGCCCACTTCTCTAACGGACGGTGGATAACCACGTTCTTTGGTGAAGTCAACAATAAAGTTAAGCGTTAGTGCTGTCTGCTCAGGGCTGTAGAAAATTTTTTTCTTATTGTGTGATTCTTTCATCTCTCTTTTCCTTTCTCGCAATAGAACGCCGAAGAACGAGTTTTTCCCGTTTTCTACGTGCCATTATGGTTTGACGGTTTGCTTCCATGTAGGTTGCGATGTGATATTCAGGACCCCAAATCAAGGCAGGATGGGTGTTTATTTTCTCAGCCATGTTTTCGGCGACTCTGAGGTTGATGCCGTTCTCTATCCACCTGTAGATGGCGTTGCGTTCTGTTCCTAAGCGCATTGCTAGAGCCGAAATGCTATTTTCGGAGCCATCAATCCTAAAAAGAGCAAGAAGCGGCTCTGCCGACAGTCTTACTTCTGGTGGTTGTGGCTCCAGAACGCCATACATCTCTTTTTCTGGGTAAATCATATTGAGGCCAAGTCAATGCCGTAGATTTTACGAAACTCGCTTTTGATGGCTTTCATCGCCTTTGGTGTTCCGTGGGTTGTGTACATACGCCCACCAATACTGAGTGGCGGGTAAATCTTGTAAACGCCACGCTTGGTCTGTTCAACCCTGAAGCCGATGCGTTCAATCTCTCGCACTACGGCGGCAAACTCTTTGTTGCCATGTGTTCTTGCCATCTGAGACCTTCCTTTATTAAAAGAAAGCGTATCTAGGCATATAAATAAAACAACCCCCGAGGCGAACAAATTTTCGCCCCAGGGGTTGTTTTGAGTGGTTTTTTACTTCTTAATCCAAGCAAACAGTTTGCTGAGTAAGCCCTTGCGATTTTTTACAAATTCGGCGACTACTTTTTCTGACGCTTCTTCAATTGCTTCAATTGCTTTTTCTTCGTAAGTATCAAAATCAATGCCATTTTCTTTGGCAACTTTTTCAACTTTGTTGTAGGCGCGCTTTACTGGGTCTGCCTTTTTTGTTGCAGCCTTCTTCGCAGGAGCAGCCTTCTTCTTGGGAGCGGCTTTTTTTGTTGCCGTCTTCTTCGCTGCTGTTTTCTTTGCTGGTTGCTTACTCATGTCTTGTCTTTCTTTGTTAAGATTTTTGGCCCCATAGGACATCCCCGACTATAGCATTAAGTGCACTAATGTGGGCGTGTGGATGATTTATACCCAGACGAATTTTCAAAAATAGCATTAGCCTTGACATCTGCTCAATTAGCAAAACAAGGTTTTGTTAGTGAGTTAGGAGTCGGGGAAGATTTGGCATTCAATTTTATTGGATGGAAAGATGGCAAGGTTCTCGCCATTGTGCAGTTAAGTAAGAAGCACATGCAGGAAAAACCAATAGACAGGCTTCAAAGATGCGCGGCAATGCTTGGGATTCTTAAGGGTTTCTGGGATATTGACAGCCTCTCCATGGTGGCCGAGGGGTACTGTTCTCCGGATATAGAAAAAACACGAGGACTTGACCTTCAGAAAGCATTTCTTGACGAAACTACCGGAGTAAATGAGTGCATTACTGTAACTCACGCCGAAAGTGACGAAATGGGAGGAGCAGAACTAACGCTTGTTTCAATTTCTTATGAATATCTAGCCCAAAATAGGATGATTTTTAAGCCGATTACTGTTTATCCAGACGGAGCGGTAAGAACATTGCGTGACAAGAGTTATCCAGCACTTTTGTACAAGACAATAATGGAACAATATATTGTCAACGAAAAAGATGAAGACGATGCAGCGGAAGCAATTAATAACCTCGGTTTTCACCTTCAGGTTTTCTATTAGTCCTCGCCTAAGGAATTGAACCTTATGTTTAGACTGTGTTTATAAGACACAGTTCACCGACCAGGTGAACCAGGCGAGGTAAAATTGAGTATGTTTAGAGATTCCGCAACTGAAAAACTTGGCGACGGAATATCTATTCTAAGAGCAACTCGTGAACCTTGTCCAGTTTGCGGTCACCCTACAGGTGATTGCGACGGAGAAGATGGTCCACCAAAAAAAATTGTTGGTCTTACCGGAGTTATTGAAACATTAAAAGAACTGCAGACATTTTTAGTAGAAGAAGACATCTACGAAGATAGGCAAATCACTCCATTCACAAAAGCACGTGTGATTATTCATCATAAAGGTTCATACGTAACACTTGAGAAAGCAAAAAATTTGGGCATTGCTTAGACGGGTGTAAACAGGGTGTTGGTTGTATGATTGATTTCCTAAACATACAAATAGAAAGAGGAGCGAGTAAGTGTCTTCATTTTTCACATTCCGCCTATCAGAAGATTTTATTAGTTCTTACAGAACAAAAAAAGCACCATTTGGTTATGTTGATGCCGGCGGTAACTCTGTAGGAGAAATAACTTTTTTGCGTACTTATTCGCGCTTAAAAGAAGACGGAACAAAAGAAACATGGTCAGATGTTTGTGAACGCGTAATCAACGGTATGTACTCCCTGCAGAAAGACCACTGCAAAACAAATCGTCTACCCTGGAACGATTCCAAAGCACAAGCATCTGCAAAAGAAGCGTTTGACCGTTTGTTTAACCTGAAGTGGACTCCACCTGGTCGTGGCTTGTGGGTTATGGGAACTCCGTTAGTCAATGTTCAGAAAAACTCTGCTGCGTTGCAGAACTGTGCATTTGTATCAACATCTGAAATGACAAAGAACAATCCTGCAAAGCCTTTTGCGTTTCTTATGGAAGCATCAATGCTTGGTGTCGGTGTTGGTTTTGACAACAAGGGTGCAGAAAAAGAATTCACTATCTATGAGCCAACAAAGCCACCAGTTACAGAAGTCATTGAAGACAGCCGAGAAGGCTGGGTTTCTTCTGTCAGCATGTTGATTAATTCTTACTTAAAGCAAGACCAGTCACCAATCATCTTTGATTATTCACTAATTCGCCCTGCAGGAACACCTATCAAAACATTTGGTGGTACTGCTGCTGGTCACGCTTCGTTAGAACGACTGCATAAATACATTAGAAAGATGTTTGAAAACCGCAATGGTCAATTAATTACAAAGGTTGATATTGCAGACATTGGAAACATGATTGGTGTTTGTGTTGTTTCTGGAAACGTTCGTCGCTCCGCAGAATTGCTGATTGGTAGTTTGGATGATGATGAATTTCTTAACTTGAAAAACTCATCAGTATTTCCTGAGCGCAACTCATACGACCCAGAATCACTTGGTTGGGGATGGATGTCAAACAACTCCGTTGAAACCTCTGTAGGCAAGGACCTTTCTAAGATTGTTGACGGAATTGCGCTCAATGGAGAGCCAGGAGTTATCTGGCTTGACATGTCTCGTAAATACGGTCGTCTTGCAGACCCTGCAAACAACAAAGACTGGCGTGTTGCTGGATATAACCCATGTGCAGAACAATCTCTTGAGTCATATGAGTGCTGTACTCTCGTGGAGACATACCTCAATCGCCATGATTCTTTGGATGATTACAAGCGAACCTTGAAGTTTGCATATCTTTACGCAAAGACCGTAACGCTTCTTCCTACCCACTGGGAAGAGACAAACGCAATCATGCAACGCAATCGTCGCATCGGTACTTCAATGTCCGGTGTTGCTAACTTCGCTGACCGCGTGGGAATGCCAGTTCTTCGTGAGTGGATGGACACTGGGTACAACACGGTAAAGAATTATGATGTTTCTTACTCGGAGTGGCTCGGAATTCGTGAGTCAATCAAGATGACAACAGTAAAGCCTTCGGGAACTGTCTCAATTCTTGCAGGAGAGTCTCCTGGGGTTCACTGGACACCAGGCGGTGAGTATTTTGATAGAGCGATTAGGTTCTCCAACGATGA